GAAGTTTCGACCGAAATGGCCCATTTTGATTACTTGATATAGTCAAAAGTTCACAATTCTTTTATATTTAGGTTTGTAGTAGAGAAAAAAAGTTAATGGAGGCTTACTGATGAAACGACGTGGAAGCTCATTTTATAGGTCGGAAGTTGCTCCAATGTTCCAACAATTTAGTGTTGGCGACATTGTGACGCCGCTCTTTTTGGACACTTACCCGGTCGTTCATGGGACGATTGTTGATGTGCGGCCCAAAGAGGCCAAGATTTATGTAGCGTGGAATAATGGTCCTATAAAACAACATGACCCTGATGAGATACAGGTTGTGCCTTTTGAGGCTCGCCGGGTATCACGAGTTGTCAAGAAAAGCAAAGATTTGAAGTCTGAAGACAAGTATGTTGGTGATCCCAAGACGCATGGAATTGATAAGCCCCGTGGCGGCGGCTTTTCGATATTACAAGATTTAGCTGATGACTTACATGAAGAGAGTTATGAAGAGGCCCAAAAGCAGACTAAAGAAATTGAGAAAGAATTGAAGAATCGTCGTGGGAGCAGATTAGGCGAAACTCTTCTCGAAAAGTCTACGACTTGGCATGAAGATGGTTCAGTAGAAAAGAAAGTAAGGATGTGGGAAGACGATTACGACTATGATGGTGATGAATACGATGATGAAGACGATGAAGATGAGGTTTTTGAGGTTAGTGATTTGCGTCGTGCTGTTTATCATAATGAACGTGGTAGAATATACAGGCGGACTCGTCTTGAAGGTGATTCAAGCGTGTTGATATGTCCACGTTGCAAGAGTGATGGCTTAGAATTACAGCCATTTACGAAAAGCGTGAAGATATACATTTGTCCTGAATGTGGATGGAAAATTACAACTGACAAGCTTATATAGGAGAATCTGATGAACGAGAAAAGAGTAGCAAAAAAACTGCTTAGATTAGCAAAAGAGTGTTTGGGTGTAAGTCTGAGTGATGAAGCTAGTGAATTATTATTATACATAAATAACGATGCTCAATTGTACAGACAACAATTTATTCCGATAGTAAAGAATTTGATGCTCAAGCGCGCGAAGGGCATCTATGATAGTCTTAAGGCTGTGAAGTTGTTTATGTATTTGGTAGATGCTGGTGCCAAGAAGTATATTAAGGAATTTGGTTCGCCAGGTGATAGTATGCGCAGTATGTTTCCCAAGTCTGTGCGTCTTAAAGTTGCCGAAGAGTTGCGTGATGACTTTGAGGATGAGGCAGACCTTGGGAATTGGGACGATTTCATTCCTGCGAAGTATCAGGTATAAAATCATAAAAGGATTTGTTGATGAGGACAGCTTCAATTGAGATGCGTGAAGAAAGGGGCCAGTTGATTGTAACTGGTCCTTTTATAGAGATGAGAGAAGTATTCCCTAAGTTGAAAAGCAGGGGATTCAAGTATAATAGTTCGGACAAGAGTTGGCGCATAGAGAAGTCACAGTTGACTGCTCGCAAGTTGAAGAATTTAGACAAATTATTGGACAATAGCAGGAATGAGACATTAGTTCAAATGGCGTCAGCGAAGGATGTTTTGGACAAGCTAGATGGCTTACAGTTTTTTCGTGTTGAGTATAATGGCAAAAAGGGATTTGCCATTCATGGCAATGTTTTTGATTTCAAAGAAATTGTCAAGAAAGCTGGGGGGCGCTGGAATAGGGGTGCTTCAAGATATGATTTTGAGTACTATAATTTTGACGTAGACAAATTAGAATTGGTAGTAGACAAGATACTCAAGGCAGAGAAAGATTCAAAGCGTTTACGGTCGGAAATACGCGGCAAGTTGGACAACAAGGATTTTGGGATAGTTTCTACGCATTTACGTGATTCGTATTTGTATATTATGTCAACATCCAAGAAGTATCGTGATATCATCAAGCAACATTTTCCAAAAGCTCGTTGGAAATTGCCTTATTGGATGATAAAAGTCTCTGATATTGAGTATACTAACGTAGACAAGTTCATAAAGAAAGTCAATGAATTAGAAGAATCATCGTTTCAAGACAAGTCTAAGCCGAAGAAAGACAAGAAGCGTTCTACTTCGGCAGATTATTCATGGTCTGTCGGTGAGGGTTATGGTGGTAAGTCTTACAAGCGTGGCACTGTTGTGGTAGCTCCTCTTTCTGATCAGAAAAAAGGATGGCCTAAGTATTTGTATATTTTGAAGACTGAGAGTACATATTTTAGGGAAGATGGTATGAGTTTTGGCGTTGGGGATGATAGTGGTAAGTTATTTTATTATTCTGCTAGGGCGGCCACTCCTGAAGAGGCTCAGCCTTTGATAGATGAGTCAACTGAAAGGGCAAGCAAGTCAAAGGCTTTGAAGGAATTGAAAGATATTGGGCTTGATATACGCAAAAAAGGTCGTTGTCCTAAAGTTATGGTAAAGCCAAAGGGTAACAAATACGTATTGAATAGCAATTTGATACCTTATGGTGGCGGTTCATGGTTTGTAGTAGATAGTGGAGTGGTGTGGTATGTGGTGAATAATGGCAGTGATGGGGATAATTGGGATTTAAACAATGTTCAAACTGGTGGTGCTGGCGCTATTGGGCATCGTATTAGAGATAGATTTATAGCACAAAGAGTAGAGTATTTGGCTGGTATTATGGGCATCAAACCGAGCAAGTAGACTTTTGGGGTTGATATGTCAGAACACGAACGTATGATTGGATTGTTGTTGAGTAATCCGACTATTTTGGGAAAAGCGTTAGATTTTCCAAAGGTTTGGATACGTTGCAAAGAATATATAATTGATCCGGTTACACAAGAGAAAGCGGACTTGATATTTCAGAACAAGTATAATGCTTATCGTGCCGAACTTGATACAGTTTGTTTTGTAGTAGAGTTGAAGAGTGATCAGGCCGATCATGAGGTAGTTGGTCAGCTTCAGAAAGCAGTTGATCTTATGGCCAAGACTGGGCCGCGAATAGGCCATTGGTATGACACCAAGGGTATAGCCATTGCTAAACAGTATACAGCTAGTGGGTTGCGCTTGCTTCATAATGCGGGTTTTCGTGCGTTTTTATGGGGAGAGTCGGAAGAATCAGGTGTTTTTCTTAGAGAGCTTAGTTCTAAGAAACGCAAGAAAAAATCGTTTGCGGTAACATAGCAATTTGAATTATTTGTTACCAAGGAGTCAAGTAATGAATTGCAAAAAATTGGCACAGGAGTTAGTGAGGCTTGCAAAGGTTTTGATAAGTGAGGATGATGGATTTATGGATAGCGAGGCTTATCTTTCTCAGGACGATGTTGATCTTGCGATTGGCCAGCAGTTTGTTGCGAGCATGAATGACCGTGATTATTTGACTTTTGAAGAAGTAAAAGTTCTTTGTGTTTCATGTGCTGACAAGATGAAAGAAGCCGGCGTAACACGAATCAAGAAGTCGAGTTTTTCTCGTGTTGCCAAAATGACTTGGGATGAATGTATTGCTGAGGCAAAAGCTACTGGCAAGACCAACCCCGAGGCTTTTTGTGGATGGCTTCGTGCTTATGGACCACATGGAACGGTAAAGCCTTCGAAGCCTGGCAAAGTCCCAAAGGGGTATCATCCACAAAAGGGGAAGTAAAATGAACGGAAAGCAAGTAGCACAACAATTAGTAAGATTAGCAAAAGAGCTTTCTTCTGCTAGAGAGACAAAGCTTCAGAAAGAAGTAGCGAAGCGGATTGATAAAGCCTATGAGTTGATATATCAAGCAGACATTCTTTTGAGTAATTGTTATGAAGGTGACAAGAGTAGCCCAAATGACAAAGCTGTAAAAGAGATAAGGTTTGGGGTTTTGCGTCCTGCATTGAAAGAGATGGGTTCTCTCGGTTGGTCCAAACCACTTTCAAGTGTGACTTTTGTGCCTGAAAAGTTTAGGTAATCTTCAGCCATTGTGGTTTGAAGAAAAAACTGGTTGAAGGGAAAGAGAAACAGGAGTGAAAAATGGCTTACAGTAAATCGTATCAGACAGTAGTAGCAGGTCGTGTTCGTGAGGACGAGATGCCTTTTTTCCGTCAGAACCGGATTGCGGCGCCGCCTAACACGTTCATAATTTCAAGTATTGGCGGGCAGAAGCAGCCTACAATTACACTTACTCCTTTGGAAGACGTGAATGTAGGCAAGAAAGACAATCGCACTCAGGGTGATAATGCCTATTTACCCGGCTCCTACAACTGCATCTCGCAATAATTATGCTATATTGTGGATTGTTTAGGACGCAGATTGTCCGATTTTGCATTTGTGTAAAGCCGGCATAAGGAACAGATAGGAGGATTGTTATGACTGGAATCAACAATTGGGAATATGCAAAGTGGGCGATTGTTATTGGGCGTTCTTTGCGCTTCAATCCGCCCGTTGCAAATAGTGTAGAGTACAACACCGTTTTGAGTTTCATTGGTTCTGTTACGAACATAAGTCGTCAATGGCTTAAAGAGAGTGTGTATTGGAAAATGCGTACTCCTAATGTCAATTACAACATTACTCCAAATGATTTAGGTGAAGCAGTTGTGTCAATTGGTCGCGACATGATGAAGATACCGGTTAGAGATGCCGTTGAAAGAACATGGGTTCAATGGTTGATTATAGCTACTGGTAATCGTCGTTATGGGGCCAAGGGCAATACGATTGGTTCCAAAGTAACGGTGCCCTAATCTTAGCAAACAGTAATGAAAACAGGAGGAAAAGGATGAGAACGCGGAAGTCGTCTAAGGCGGAATTATATCGTGTTGCAAAGTTTATGGTTGGTGAAGAACAATACGATACGCAAGATGAAATCAAATGGCTGACTCCTAATGGTTCAGTTATAACAGCTTCAATCTCGAAGAAGGCAAGGCAAGTAGTTGCCGGTATGTTTGGCAAGACGGCAGCACGGCCTACTCCAATTGCTTTACGCAAGCCTGAAAAAGTCAAAGCGTTGATGAAGAAGTCGGGTTTTGCTTTGTTAGAGGATGGTTCGGTTGCTTTTTGGCCGATGGTTCCGTGGGGGCCAATTCCTGATTATCGCAAGAAACCACGTAGGTTAGCGGGTGGTTTTCCTGAAGGCGACAGAGCTTGCATGTATGCGATAAATGGAAATGACGAGAAAGTAGTTCTATACAAGGCGCTGCTTGATAAGTTGATTCGTTTTAATAGGTCATTGAAAGCTGCCGGTAGTGGTGTTGTTTCGGAAGAAGAAGCTGTTAGTGATGCTACTGATTCATTTGATGGCTTGTTTGGCGAAGCAAAGACAAAGAATCCTTATATGAGTCCTCGTTTCAGGAAGCCGCGTAAAGAGATTGGCAATGAGCTTATTGCAATGCGCTCAGACGTTGAAAGCGGCAAGTTTGATGTAGCTATGAAGCGTTTTGGCAAGCTTGAAGAGCTTGTGTTTGTTGCATTGCAAGTTTGGGAAGGTCAGAGTGAAGCTTTGACCAAACGTAGACAGCTTATGCGTACTATCATGAACGCATTTGCTAAGAATCGCGAGGAAATCATTCAGGCTCTAGCTACTGCTAAAGTGTAATTATACGTGGGGAGAACTCATTTTACGATGGGTTTTTCCCCATAACTAACTCAATTCACCTCTTGTAGTAAGCCGGATAACAATGCCAGCAAGACGTTGCACCTCAGAGTCATGTTTGTTGGAAGCGGCTCACAAGAGTCGTCTTTTTTCTTTAGAACTTCCTGTTGCTGACATTTTACACAATCCGCAACGGGAATGGTTGATTCGTTCGTTGGGCAATCGAAAGCGTGTAGCATCTGATCGTAAGATCTCGGTTGATTGGAAAAAGTTCAACGTAGAAGACTATTTTTTCACTCATTGTACAATCGTTTGTTCGGTTGTCACAGCTTCAAACGGGTACTACATAGAGCCTCCTTGTGATGAGCTTGTGAACAACAATGGAAATGCTTGGAATAACGAAGTTTTGTTATCCACGTTTAGGTCATTTGTTGGGGCTGAGAACTATTTTGAACACATGCAGGCGCCTGAGCTTTCTAAAGGAAAGATTTTAGATGCGGTTATACGCCCAGTAAACTATAAGGGCAAGAATGGCAAAACAGCCGATATTTACTATACAGATATTTTGGTAGCAACTGACCGCAAGCACATTGATTTGGTAGAGCGGATTGAGAAAGGCGAGTTGAATACATTATCCATGGGCTGTTTTGAAGCTGGTACTTTGGTAACTATGGCTAATGGCACTCGTAAGCCTATTGAGACTATAGAAAAAGGCGAGCGAGTAATTAGTCATCGTGGTTATGCAAGAGAAGTATTGCGTCCAATTAAAACGCAATGGCTTGGCGATATGTACAAGGTTCATGTTGAAGGAAGACCTGAGCCGATAGTTTGTACTGGGAATCATAAGTTTTGGTCATGGCAAAGACCTCCGTATTGTGCCTGTGGTTGTGGGGAATCTTTGCCTGATGCGAGTGTTTGGAATAAGCGAAAAAGTTTGAAAACGTCATTTGTAAATGGCCATAGAATGCGTGTTTTGAATCCGATGGTTGAATATAGTGTAAGTGAGAAAGAACGACGGCTGGCGATTTTGGACGAGGCGGCGCAACCGCATTTTGAATGGAAGGAAGCTCGCGGTCTTGAGGCAGGAGCCTATCTTACAATTCCAAGTGAATACTCGATTGGCTCAGAAGATGTTTCTGTTGCTCGTGCTCGTTTGTTGGGTCTTTATTTGGCAGAGGGTTCAATAAACAACTGTGGTGGCTATAAATCAGTTGGGTTTACTTATTCACTCTATGAGAAAGATACTCTTGCTCAAGAGACAAAAGAACTGCTTGCTAAAGAGTTTGGAGTCGAATCATCAGTTTATGAACGAAGTGACAGAAATACGTGTGAAACCAGAACACACAAGAATGATTTTGTTACAGAATGGTTTCAAAGTCATGGCGGGCATTATTCTTGGGCTAAGGCTATTACTGAGGGTGTATTGCATTGGCCGCTTGATGCGTTACGAGCACTTGTCGGTGGATGGCTTGATGGTGATGGGTGTATGCATGAGGGCGGTCGTAAACGAATTATAGGTGTTACTGTTAGTGCTGACTTGGCGAGTCAGATAAGTCTTATTTTGGCTCGTTTGGGAATCTATCATACGTGGAATGTGAAGGATGAATATGAGTCTGTTGAAAATGGAGTTATTGTTCCGCATCGTAAAAGCCACTATATTACAATTCCTTCAAGTGTTGTTCATTTAGTAACACCATTTACAATGCGGTGGAATGATGGTGACCCAAGGCCAATTCACTCGCGTTGTCATATTCAGCCATCTTCAGAGAACGTAGTTGTGCGCGTGAAGAAGGTTGAACAGTTACGTCCGATACATGATGATAATGAACTATCGACAGTATATTGTCTTGAAGTTGAAGAAGAGCATAGTCTGTTAGTTGGTGGTAGTGTAGGAGTTCAGAACTGCGTCGCCCATTGGGTTACATGTAGTAAATGTGGCAAAGAGATAGCTGATGAGAAAGACAATTGTGAGCATATCAATAAAGAGTTGATGACATACTTTACGGATGATAAAGGTGTCAAACGTATAACAGCAGAACTCTGTGGGCGCACCTTTGAGTCGAATGGAAAAAGAGTAGGGGACCAAGAATCTGTTCAGTTTATTGAGGCAAGTTGGGTTGAGCGTCCGGCTTTTACAGGGGCAGTTTTGAATTACTATGTTAGTGATATTCCAGAAGAGAAGAAGGCGAGTCTTCTGGAATACTCTTCGATGGACACGATGTATACCAATCTTGCCCAACTGAGGGTTGCTGATACAACTGGGATGATGGCGGTTCGTCTTGCCAAGGAAGAAGTGAAACGTTTGAATCTTGTCTATCTTGTTAATCGTGTAGCAATGAATGGTGTTAAATTCAGAAAGAAGGAGGCTTGAGGATGGTTAGGAGACGAAGGCTTACCACGAGATTAGCTGCTGCTAAGAAAGAGGAGAAGAACGAAGACAATGGCGCTCTCAAGGATGCCGACAAGGATTGGTCTGAATTGACAAAAGCATCTCAAAAAACGTCCTCTTTGAGGCGGCGGAAAGCATCTGATGATTGCCCAGGATGTAACCCGCTGATGCGTGAAATTGTGGCAATGGAAAGGGTACTTGCACAAGGCGAAAGTGGCACAGCAGAAATTGAACAGTACGAAAAAGAAATTGATGCTCAGCCTGCTGATGTTGAAATTCTTGATGAGGCTAAAACACTTTTCGATGAAGAGGCCGACATCATACAGGAAAGCTTGATTGTCGATGTTGGTAAAGTTGATGAGCCAATGGATTATACAGACCAAAATACAAAAATGTCTTCCGACGATTCACTGGCAAGACAACTAATAAGTCTTGCGCAAGCTTTATTAGAAGAATAAAAAATTCCAATATGTCGCGAATTCCGCTGTAATCTCTTGTGTTAGTGGGGCTTAGGCATTGATGTCATTTTTCACAATTTTTTTATATTCTCTCTTGTATGGTGTCTTTTGTTTTTATGAGGTTTTACGAGAAAGGAAGGGATGTTATGGCTCGTAATGAGGAAATTGCTAGGAAGATTTTGAAGATTGCTAAGGAGTTGACAGGTGGCGATTCAGACCAGGGTTGTTATTTGCACAAAAATGGGCTTATAGTTTGGAGTTCCCCTGACAAGATAGATGAAACTCATAAGGATTTGCGTCGTATTGATGGCAAGTTAGAACTTGATGATACTTTTGATTGGAAAAAAATTCGGCGTATCAATGGTGAGAAGGTTAGTGTATGGACGTGGTATGGGATATTTGGTATGGCGAAAGATGCAATTGATATGCTTAAAAAGTTGGGTTACAAAGAAGGAAAACCATAGACAGACGAGTTTTTGACAATTTCAAATGGGTGTACGTATAGATTATGGTGCGGGTGTTATTCCGATTGGTTTTTTGGGTGACAGGGAACCAACCCGATAGAGGTTTAGGAGAGCATTTTAAGGCTTTTGTGATTGTGAGACGTTTGTGAAAGATCAGGATGTCATTTTTCACAATTTTTTTATTCTCTCTTTTTTATTCTCTCTTAGTGTAGAAGTAGAAGCCTGTTGACTTTCAGGGTTATTTGACCCAAGTTAGAAAGGAGATACGGATGGTCCGTCGAAGAATTACTCGGATTGGAAAGAAAAAGCCGCGTAGTCTTGTTGCTGAAATTGCGGCTGTGGAAAAACAATTGGGAATGTATTCTCAGGACGATGACTTAGACGATGATCTTTTAGAAGATGAATTAGAAGATGACTTAGAAGATGACTTAGAAGATCTTTTAGAAGACGACTTAGAAGACGACTTAGAAGATGAATTAGAAGACGACTTAGAAGATGATCTTTTAGAAGATGAATTAGAAGATGATCTTTTAGAAGATGACTTAGAAGACGACTTAGAAGACGACTTAGAAGACGATTTGCTGATAGACGAGTCCATCTTGTCACAAGACGAAGATGAAGATGCCGAAGAAGACTACGAAGATGCCAAAGACGAAGAAGATGAAATTGATGACGAGATTGAAGTTGAGGACGATGAAGATATTGAAGCTATGCTTTATTCAGAAGATGAAGAGGCTTCAGAGGAACTTATCGAAGAAGAATTCAATGTAATGTCTCAAGACGATGACGACGACGATGACGACGATGATGACGATGATGACGACGATGATGACGACGATGATGACGACGACGACGACGACGACGACGACGATGATGACGACGACGACGACGATGACGATGATGATGAAGACGATGACGATGAGATTGCTTGTGTAACATCGAGGCGCAATTCTTCTCGCAGGCGAAGGAAAGCTTCACGTCGCAGGCGTTCTAGCGAAGAAGAGCCTGGCATAGAAGACGAGATTACTCAGGATTCTCTTAGTGATGTTGAAGACGAGCGTGGCAAAGAAGATTTGGCGACTGAACCTTCGACGCTATCAACAGCCCCAACTTCTTGCACTGCACGTTATCAGGAAGCATCGAAGCGTCTTGACAGGGTGGCAAGTTACTTTGAGAATCAAGGTCGTAAAGATTTGGCTTTGCGAGTAGATAGGCTGGCAGACGCGGTTGATGCTTTGCTGCCGAACAAATAAGTCAAGTTCATCTTGTGAAAAGGTCGAAAGAAAGGAGAGAATAATGTCGAGGCGACGGAATCGTTTAACGGCTAGTAATCGTCGCAGAGAACGTAAGGCTGTTGAGGACAGCATTCCTTATCCCGGAACGGTTAACCAACCGGATCGTCGGTTTAAGAAATGCCAAGAGTATAACACGTTTGAGCAGACTGTAAACCACGAACTCCCAGATATGCGGACAGAGTGGAAAGAAGATGCTCATGATGAAATCGGTTTTGGTATTCCTGAAGCTGGTGGGCCTACTGTTGCCAGCATCAAGGCTGCGGCTTCCAAAGCTGTGAAGCTGGCAGTTTTGCTTCTCGGGGATAAGGTCAAAGAACAGGTTATTGAGAATCAGGCTCGCGACTTCATGAAGCTTGGCAATAAGTGTCTTGATAGGGCTCTGAAGCGCTTTGCTCAGACCGAGGACATTTACGCTGCTGATGAAGATAAAGATGAAGGCGAAAAACAGGAAGAAAAGGACGAAAAGGTTGAAAAGGAAGAAATAAAGGAAGAAAAGGTAGAGGAAGAAAAGGACGAAGAGGCTGACGAGGAAAAGGAAAAAGAGGCTTCTGAGGACGAAGAGAAAAAGAAAAAGGACGAAGAAGAGGCTGAGGCAGAGGCTGCTAAGACAATCCAAGAAGAGGCTGAAGAAAAGGCCAAAGAAAAAGAAGCAAGCGCGGCTGAGTTTGACATAGAGTTGCAGTCAATGTCGGATGAAGGCATGCGTGAAGATGCAGCCGCCGACAAGGTACTTGCAAGTCTCTATGCTCAGGACGAAGAAGCCGACGAAGAAGCCGACGAAGATGAATCCGGCGATGAAGATGAGGGAAAAGAAAAGACCTCATCGAAGAAAGCTACAAAGCAGGGCGTCAAAAAGCTTGGCGGCCAGCCGAAAAAAGCATCTGTTTCGTCAGATGATGCTGTCAATTTGAGCGAGCTTTGGGTAGACGCTCCTGACGTGGGCGATGTGTTTAAGTAAGCCTGACGTGGGCTTTTACTGGTCGTTTTTTGTAAAGGAGGAACTGAGACATGGCCTTGACGATTCTGATTCGTGGCCACCTCAACGCGATTCCTGTTCTCGCAGATGTTTGCTATACAAAGGCAAACTATGGCGTGAACACGAATAACTCGCTGAGTATTAACACTCCGCGTGGCGTAATTGGTGGCTCAATTGCTGCAATCAGTGCTGGTAACGACTACACTGTCGTTCCAGGTCACATTGACTTGCAGCCTGTTGGGTTGTTTGTCAACGATGCCGCTGGTGCGGCCTATGAGAACGCTCCTGCCGTAGCAAGCGGTAAGGTAACGGTCATGAAGGCTCAAGCTAGTGTCGAAGTTGACGTGTTTGAAACTCGTAATGCAGCTAATTCAGCAGATATTACTTACGTTGTAGGTAATTTACTGTATAGCTCAGCACAGGGTTTCTTGACGAACGAATTGCCGTCCGATATTGGTGGTTCTGTTGATACTGTAATTGGTATCATGACGAAAGCACCTACGACGGTTTCACCTACCATGGGTTTAGATGAAAGAATATAAGCCCTGGTATAAGGCTGACAAGAGGAGAAAAAAATGTCCGTAGACAATAAGACTAAGCAGGAAATCATCAGCCAATACATCAAGACTGCCGCTGGCCGGCAGCGTCTTGCGGCGAGCATTAACTGAATGGTGCTCGTAAAATCCGGTAAATTGCTGGGACACCCTTAGACATGAAAATCAACGGCATAACAATTAGCGAAACGAGATTGACGAAGCTGACGGCTATATTAGCTAATAAGGTTTATAGTTACATGTCCAAGGACAATCAGCATCCGAGCCTTGTTGGAAACGACGAGGAAGGTTCAACGACTGGAGACGAGGCTAAGGGCCAAAAAGCCTATGCCGGTAAGGTCTCGCCTGCATTCGGTAACGATGTGGGTATGCCGGGCATTCTTGAGAAAAAGAATGGTGATACAGTCTGAACTCATCGGTAACGGTGAGAGGTAGGTTGAGAGACCTATCCGCCTTGTGCAAGCAAGGTTGTAACAGAATGGATTCAGCCTCTTCGTCGGCGTCGGGACTACACTTCCGTGGGATAACGTACCGTCTCACGTTAAACTCGGTAAATTGCTGGAAACTCATGGAGAAGTTGTAATGCGTGAGGTTTTGAACAAAGAGTTGCTAACAAAACTCTACGTTCTTGATAAGAGAACTGATAGAGAAATTGCTGGCATACTTAATGTTCATCGTGCATCAGTTACAGTGGCTCGAAAGAGACATGGAATAAAAAAGATTAGAGAGTATGAGAGGAAAAATCTCTCTGATTTGTCTGATGTGCAGACTTCATTGATCGACGGTTCCATATTAGGTGATGGAGCAATAGAACGTAACCATTCAAGTTCGTATGTTTTTTCTTTTGGACACTCACAAAAACAACACAGTTATGCTAAGATGAAAGCGAAGATTCTTGGAGATTATTTTAGTAATGTTAGAATTGACAAGAAAGGCATGATGTGTGTCAGGTCGATTGTGCATCCTGTCTTTGGTGAATATCGAAAAGAATGTTATATCAACATAGATGGCAAGTGGCATAAAAGAATGCCCAAATCGTTATTGGACAGATTGAATCTTTACTCGCTTTCGGTGTGGTACTGTGATGATGGTTGTCAGAGTGGCAATCAGGTTTGGTTTTGTGTGGGGTGTCCAGTTGAAGAAGACCGCGAGAACGCAATTTCGGTTATTGAAGATAAATTTGGACTTTCTTGTTCTATTCATAAGATGAGCAGGGAAGAATGTTGGAGACTTTGTGTGTTAAAGCGTTCTCAAGAGAAATTTTTTGATATTGTGAGTGGTTTCGTTAGCATTGCAATACCGTACAAGATACCTAACTGGTATCAAGTGCGGCATGACAATCAGCAGCCAAGCCTTTTTGGAAACGAAAAGGTGGGTTCAACGACTGGTGGAAGCCTAAACTCTGATAAAGAGCATGGCGATAACACACGCCTTGATTGGGAGACTAATCAGGGTACGCCGGGTGCCTGTATGATGAAACAGGTGAAGATACAGTCTGAACAGCAGTTAATTCTTGGTAGCTGTTGAGTCTGGCAGAAATGACCAGAACGGTATCTTGAAAAAGATACTTGTAACAGATTGCGCAAGGCGTTCTTCGTCGAACAGTTGCCCGATGGTGCTTTGCCGATTTACGACAAAGACCCAAACGTCACCGCTTATGTGATCGGTGAGGAAGGCGAGAACATCGTTGCGGTTGCAAAGCCAAAGCGTGTTCTTTTCCCGCTGTTTGAAATTGCGTCGAATCCTGAAATTCAACTCACTGAGGTTAAGTCTCGTCGTTTTGACCTTAATACCCATGGGGTCGCTGTTTAGAGATAAACAGATAAAAATATCCCGTAAATTGCTGGAACCCAAATGAGTAACGAATTTTCTGAAACTATGATGAAGACAAATTTGAACAATGATGAGGTTCGCAGTCTATATCAGAATGGTTTTTCTGATATTCAGATTGCCAAACAACTTCATGTTGGTCGTGCTAAACTTCGTGCTTGGCGTGAATCTAATGGTATTCCGTCAAAAAAGAAGGTTGTGCAAAAATTATCTTTATCAGAATTGCAGAAAATTGTAGAAGGGCTAAATGCCGGTCAAACACTTACCAACATATCAAGTGAATTGAACATGAGTCGTGTAACCTTAGCTAAGATGATCAAGAAGGCGGGACTTTCTTACAAAGAATACCGTCCTGCTCATCCAGTTGAGATTGACGATTATGTTCTTACACAAGTTCAAAAAGAAGTTCTTTTGGGTGATATGTTTGGAGATGGCGGACTAGTGCCTACTAGCAAAAAAAATGCTTATTATCAATGCGCTCATAGTATTGGTCAAAAGTCATTTTTATACTGGAAGGCGAATGTTTTCCATCCTTTGACTTCCAGAGTAGGAAGTTATAAGACCAAAGATGGTGAATACGTGCGAATGGGGACGTGGACAAGTGGTTGTCTCAAAGCTTATCATCAAGATTTTTATCCTGATGGAAAAGGCAATAAGACAATTACAGTCTCACTTGCAAATCGTATGACACCATTGGCATTAGCTGTTTGGTACATGGGCGATGGTTCTATCAACAGGAATACCGGAGTATTTCATGTTGGAAGGCAAATTGAGTTTTATCAAGTAGCAGAAATTCTATCTGATAAGTTTGAAATGCTGTTGAAGGCATGTCGTTATGAACGTGAATGGCATCTTAGGGTTATGAATCCTGAAAAGTTTTTCACGCTTATATCGCCATATCTTCTTGAATCATTCGGGTATAAAGTTCCCAAAGCCTATCGTGAACTTGTTGGCAATCAGCAGCCGAGCATTCTTCCAATAATGGAGCAGACTGAACGGATTGGTGAAAACCGATTCCTCAGTGTGTCGAAAGAGAATGAAGGTTCAGAGACTGGTGGAAGCCTAAACTCTGATAAAGAGCATGGCAATAACACACGCCTTGTGAAGTTATCACAGGGTATGCGGGACATCCATTCCTCGTTGGATGAAGATACAGTCCACTCTACATCACTTCGATAAGATGTAGGTTGCATTGAGAGAAGTGTAGATCTGGCGAAGTCGGAGATTCAGGCTGAGGAAGACCGTAAGGTGTTCGCAGTCATGGACGCTCTCGCAACGGACCCGACGAACCCCAACCCGGACATTCCGGTAACGGGCAACCTGACGGCCAATGCGTTGGCAGATGCTTTTGCCAACATCGAGCGTACCGACATTCGGGTCGCTAACGTATTTCTCAATGCCAAGGATTATGCAGACCTACGTAAGTGGGACCGCGATACCCTTGACATCGAGACACAGCAAGTCTTGCTGAAGACTGGCCTGATGGCAACGCTTTGGGGTGCGAAGCTTATCGTATCTCGTATTGTTCCTGAAGGAACGGTTTATGTGTGTGGAGAACCTGAGTTCTTCGGACGCATCCCAGTAAGAACAGAGCTTACTGTTCTCTCCGCTGACGACCCTAAGAACAGGCTGATTGGTTTCTCTGTTTTCGAGAACATCGGAATTGGGGCATACAACCCATTTTCGCTTCAACGCCTGGTTATCACGAGAGTCTAATGATTACTCGCAATAATGGCGTTCGATGACAATATGAGAGTCAATTAGTAGTGTAGCTCACGTCAGACAAGGCCTCCGAGGTGAAACTCAGGGGCTTTTCTTTTACCTTGACAGTAATGATTATACATTGTATAACAGTATTGCTGTGGTAAGGTGGCAGCAATTGAAACAGGCTATGTTATTGCGCAATATCAACAGTAATGCAAGGATTCATATTCTGCGGCGGCCATCAAGACTTGGGATACAAGGGGAAGATCATTCAAATTGGCGAGAGACACAAGCAGTAATAGGACACACAAGCAACATGGTTTGTCTGAGGATAAGTTACGGGAGTTATATGGTAGTGGGTTATCGGACGAAAAAATAGGCGAGTTGTATGGTTTAACGGGTAATGGCGTATCTGCGTTGTTTAGAGGTACTGGTGGTGTAACGGTGAACTATAGCAATGTGGTTATTTACAGCACTGACATTGCTCAATCATCTTGGGGCTCTGGGCCATTTTCTGTTTCTCCATGGACGCTATGGAAGAATTGGTCAACAGAGTTTTGCCGTTATAATCCAACGCCCACAGCGGCGTTTTGGGCTGGTGCGCCTCCTACTGATCTTCTTACAGCGTTTAACAGAGTAGTTGCTGTTGTGGCTGGCGCTCATGGTCCTATTCCGTAAGCAACAATACTGAGTTGACAAACACAATTAACAGGAGGAAATCTCATGTTAGAACGTGTGATGGTTTGTGATTTATGGAAGGCTTCGGGGGGTGATGTAAAGATTGTCTTAATTAGCAAATGGCGCAATATAGCAATTACGATAGACTCCGGTGCTGATGTTCACCCGGGGGCAATGGTTGCCACATTGCAAGCAATGTACGATGCTGATAGTCTTAGTGCGGGTCAGAAAACTGATTGGGATACTGAGGAGGCTGATTTAACAACAGCGTTATTTGATGTTGCAACTATTCTTACAGGTCAGATTCCGCGATAATTAAGGAGGTTAAAAATGGCCGTTCAAAGACGTGGCGGCTATATTCCTAATCCTGATGTACAGCCAGGAAAGGCTAATCAGTCTAACCAAGAAGCACGCGAGAACCAGTTTGCTGCTGGCGGATTTCGTGTTCAATCGGGTCGTCATGAGCAGCGAGAATTGCCTGCCCCGGATATATATGTTGATTGGCATTATGGTGCTAATTTATTGAGTCCAAATGGTGTTGGGCAATTTTCAGGTGCTGTCATTGGTGGGAATGGTGTTATTGAAAGTGGAAATAGACAAGCTGCGGGCGGCTTATCTCAGCAACAAATAGAAGGTGGTGAGATGGCCTATGATGGGCGTGGTTTTCCAATGCGTTTTAATTGTTCAAATACAGATTTAGGTTACAGTGTTGGTCCGTATGGGTTCTGTGGATATGGCACTTAATTGACATTTTGACCATAGTCTTGTGGCTATTGGAGAATATGAAAATGTTCACACACATCAAAAACTTCAACAAGATTGTAGTGATTGGACCTCAGCGGTCTGGCACTCGCATAGCGGCCAAGATGATAGCAAAAAGTCTTGACTGTAAGTTTTTTTCGGAGCTTGTTGTTGGGATTAGAAGTTTTGGACGATTGAAACGACTCTTGACTACGGTTGGGGGTCGTTTTGTTGTACAGTGTCCAGGTTTGACAGCACGGGTGCATGATCTTGAATTGGATGATAAAACGCTTATTGTTTTCATGCGTAGAAGTGTAGAGGATGTTCTTGCTTCTCAGGAAAGAATAAATTGGCAAGGTCATATTACAGAAGAAAGAGAATATGAGCGGCATGCAGATCATTTTGATGCAGATGATCCAATTTGTGTCAAGAAATTCAAGGTGTGGGATAAATTTCAGAAGCCATTGATAAAGCATCATTTTGATTTAGAGTATGATAGTTTGTCAAAGCATCCATTGTGGATACCTAAGACTTTACGCAGAGCATTTGGTCCTGGCCAAATTGATTTTTCAGAACTTGAGGCGTCAAGTGATAAAATAGGAGACAAAGAATGACTGGCACTGCATTATGTTCAAAATGTGGCAAGACATACAGTTTACGAAGCGATGAATGTCCCTACTGCGGCAATAGCAAGGAAAAGCGTTTAAGTGGCCATTTTGAGAATAATAGCCAAGTTATAGGTCGCCACAAGATGGCCAAAAAGCTCAAAAAAGGCGATGGAAGAGCAGTAGGTGTTTCGCATGATTAGTTTGCACTTTTATGGTTAGTTCGCACCTCCAAAGGAGAGGACAATATGAAACTCAAAGGCATTGTTTTAGCTGGCGGGACGGCGAGTCGTTTGTATCCTTTGACTGCTGTATCCAACAAGCATTTATTGCCTGTTGGGAAGATACCAATGATTTATTGGCCTATTGCGCGTCTTTTAGAGGCAGATGTTCGAGATATTTTGGTAGTAACAAGTTGCGACCATATTGGTCATATTGTTGGCTTATTGGGTTCGGGTAGTGATATTGGGGCAGAGTTTACGTATCGGGTGCAGGATAAGGCAGGCGGAATAGCTCAAGCTCTTGGGTTGGCAGAAGATTTTGTAGATGAGTGTTGTGTGGTAATTTTGGGAGACAATATTTACGCGGGCACGATAGCTGATAAGATAAAGTCATTTGACGGTATTGGTTCCAAGATTTTTCTCAAGGAAGTTCCTGATCCCGGACGTTATGGCGTAGCTGAACTTTCTGTGTGCGGGGATAGAGTTATTGGCATTGAAGAAAAACCACGTGAACCCAGGACCAATTTGGCCGTAACTGGTTGTTATATGTATGACTACAGTGTTTTTGAGGTTATAAAGACTTTGAAGCCTTCTGGGCGTGGTGAGATTGAGATAACAGATGTCAACAATTACTACATTAGTGAAGGCAGAATGAAGTGTGCTGAAATAGTTGACGAATGGACGGATGCGGGCACTTTTGACAGTTTACAGCATGCAGGTGTTCTTGTTCACGATTTGCCGATTCCTGAAGTTGTATCAGCTATTATGACGAAATGATTTTGACTGGCCCGATGTACAATGCCCCTATTGTTCCTCTCCAATTTGTGTATCGGGCCGGTTCTATTCATATTTCTTTTATATTCTTCATTGTTATAGAGTGTTTAGTTTCTGGACTATGTTGAGGTTAGTATTTACGAAGTGGAGGGTAGATAATGGCTGGAACGACATTGGCAAATTGTTGGCAATATGCTCGTTGGGTTTACACGATAGCTCGCAACATGCGTATTACCGAGCCTGAAGGTTTGGAATTGATTGCTGTCAAAGTGTTTTTGATGTTCATTTGGAATCCGGTAGCGGGGATTGGCACTCGTCCTTGGCTTGCGACAACGTATAACAAGCGTGCTGTTACTGCAACAACAAATTATGTATGCGATATAAGTGTACAGCCAACGCATGTATTAGTTGAGTTGTTGGCAGCGGTTGGTAAGGATTTGGATGAGAATCCACTTACAGATGCTGAGAAGGTTGCGGTAGATGTTTTGATGTTGAGTACGGGCAACAGGCGTTACGGCACTGATCCGTATTACGGTGGTCTTGGCGGTTCTAAAGTAGATTTGCCGCAGTAGGTGTTTATAGATGAGTGAGAAGCTCAAAGTAGCCTGTTGTTTACTCAGGCTTGCTAAGCAGTTACTTGTTAGCCCAGAAGGTGTTTACAAGGTTGATATGCAAGTTGTGCAAGACTATTTCAATCAGTTTATACCACGTGGTGCAAGGGACATTCAGAAGTTAGTTGACGCTGGCAATGGTCTTGTCAAGGTAAAGAAGATTAGGGCTGGCAAGGCATTTATTTATCCGTATGGTTATGAGTCATTAGAGAGTTATTTAGGGTTAGGGGCATTGAGTTTGTCTCCTGACATTCCAATGGAGGCTTTGATTCCTGTTGAGGGAGATGTCGTATGAACAGAAAAAGAATAGCTCATAAATTATTCAAGCGTGAAGCGGCTAGAAAGCCCATAAAGAACATTGCGATGCTTGTAACGGCAGAAGGTATTGAACTTGACTATTTTGTTGGCACGACATTGAATGGCGGTGGGTCTTATTTCAAAAGGATAGTTTTGGATAAGGCATTTGACAAGGTTAGAAGATTTGCTGATGATTCTGTTGTCACATTGTTTAGCAAGTTTGGTGGCAAGCAGAAAGGCAAGATGCATTTAGGTGCTGGAATTTACAGTGGCAAGTTCATTGTGGGTGCAAAGGGCAAGATTGTGATTTCTGATTTTGATGAGGATGAAGTTTGGGATGAATTAGACAAGCAAGGTTGGAGAACACATTGAATGTACAAGTCTCAATTGTGTTGGGGCTTGATAGTATGTCCTTCAGGGCTTATTGTGAGTTCTGAAAATATGCATTAGGAAAGGAGGCCATTGAGATGGCTAAGAAGAAGAATGTGGAAAAATGGGTATTGTTGCGGGGCTTGCATCTTGGTTTCGCACGTGAGTCATTTGGTGCTGGCACAGTGCTGACACATGATCTTGATCTTGACATTTTGTTAGTAGATGGTCGGAAGTTTGATTCAACGAAGGACCTTGACATTTTGAAGGCTCATGAATGGATTCGTCCTTATTCTCAGGAAGCGGTTGATATGGTAAAAGAAGTTCAGCCGCCACGTCAGGAGCCCCGGGTCAAGATAGTTCGTGAAAAGAAAGCTGCTGAGGATATTCCTGGTGGAGAAGATCGTGAGCATGGCGGAATGAAAGTTGTGAAATCTGATGAGGATTTGATGGATGTGCGAATTGACATCCGTCATACAAAACCGAAGATGAAGGAGGAGCTTGACAGGGAAGCTCCACTTGAGGTTATTCGTGGGGATGAAACTCCTGAAGAACGCAGGGTTCGTTTGAAACAGGAGGCTCCTGGTGAGCGATTGACTCGTTTACAGAGCGAAATTCCCAGTATGCCCATTGTACAGGATGACAGTCTTGGGGAAGTTGTTGGAGGCACCACGCCGGCCTTGAATGTTGGTCAGGTTCATACTCGAACGGCTGAAGAAGTAGATAAATTACGAGCTGACGCGAATCAAAAGATAGATGAGCTTCCTAAGAAGCGCAAACGTGGTCGTCCACGAAAGAATCCTGTTGAAGCTGCTGACAAGCCGAAGCGCAAACGTGGTCGTCCACGAAAGAATCCTGTTGAATCTCAGCCTAAAAGCGCATCTTCTGAGCCGCAGGAGCAACAGGAACAGTCTGTTCAGCCGGAAAAACAGGAGTTGCAGGAGTCACAGGAGCCACAGGAGCAACAGGAGTAGTTTGATGTTATATGAATACAAATGCAAGAAATGTAATGAGATAATTGAAATGGATTTTACCTTTGGTGCGCCAGCGAAAGCTATTGATTGTGAATGTGGCGGGATTGCTCAAAGGCATTTTGGTAGTTGTATTTTCATGTTGAAGGGAAATGATTGGCCACGTAAAAACAGTTTGTTCAAGAAGGAAATGACTGAAAAGAATGCAAGGGCTGGTCGTTGTATGGGGAAAGAATGGGGTGACCAACCCAGATTAGTGAAGGACCAATAGGAACGAGTTGGGGCATGGTAGTGTTTATCATGCCCCAATTTTCGCCGTGTGGCGGCGACAAAATGAAATGAACATTAGAAAAGAGGAAAAAATGGACAAAGACTTTGCAATATATCGCACTTCGGACATTTATTTCAGTGCGTATTTAAGCGCGTTGGACATTTGTTTGGACCGTACAGAATCACAGGATAACGATGTAGGCAAAAAGAAGATAATTTTTGTATTTAGAGTTCCGAGACAGGATTTGAATCGTCTCAAAGCGTCTTTTTTTGGCGGCACTGGGACGGTTAAGGCTTTGAAGATATGCCAGCAATTGAGAACTCTAAAACAGATGTGTTACGTTTGATGTAAGTCGTTGTAAATAAAGGACTTGCGCAAATCAAAGCCAAGACTTAAGAGGAGTTGGTCATTTTAAAGAGGCAAAGGGATATAGAAAGACGTTTGATTGCAGAATATACAGAAAGACATTTTGTAGCTGGCAGGTCGTTATCAGAGATGATGAAGAAGTGGGACAAATCATATCCGCGTATCAAAGGCAAGATAGACGGACTGTCAGTATTACAGAAGGTGCCCAATATAGGTTCTATATCTGCAACTTTTGATGACTGGGAAGAACTTTCAGGTATTCGTAAGGTGCCGATGCGTGAATTTGGAAAACCTGAAAACATCTTCAATAGTTCTGATGATATTCATAGAAGCAAAGAGCTATCAGAGCGTATCAGAGAATCAGGAAAGATTTCGCCATTGATTGTTGTTATTGATGATGATGGTTTTTGGCTGCTTGAAGGCGTGCATAGATATGTAGCTCTTTCTGAGCTTGGTGTAAAGTCGTTGCCGGCTTTGGTAGTTATAGACCATGAGCGGATGTTAAGGAAAAAATGGATTCATTACGACTTGGAAGAGTAATGAGCACTCAGTAAAGGAGTAATTTATGGCCACTTATTCGGGCACTTATATCAAGATAAATACTTCTAGTAGTGCTCGCATCAACGCTTTGGTTGATGACTTGCTTACTCCTCGATTGATGCAATTTCGTCAAATCAATGTTTACGATGAGAATGCGGTATTGCAATTGGATGGTGTTACATGGCAGGCAGAATATCATCCTTGGAATAGCACGTTTCCAATGCGCGTGCACAAGAATGGCGAATTGGTATCGTTTAGCAGCGCCAATTATACGTATGGGACATTGCAAGTAGGTGCAATCAATTCTGGTGATATAGTCAACATCACTTACAATTTTGACTATTTCCCTGTCAAAGTATTGACTGGTTATCTTCGTCAGGTTGTTGATTTTATCAATACGGGAGCTATTGGTCCTCCTACAGATTATACGGTAGAGACGGCACCTAGTTATTGGGATGGTGTCATGGTCGATTTGGCGTTCGCTCTATGTATGGAGCGTTTACTTTTGGATTACGATTTATGGTATGGCCGGTTGATATTTGCCATTCCGAACATTGAAGAGGGCGGTGACATAGTTGGTCAGCTTGAGACTCTCAAATCTAATGCAGAGGAGCGAGCCAACAAGACTTTGGATAACGAGAAATTCAAGGTTGGCAATCATTTGGCACCGCCGACTACGTATTATTGGCAGGGCATTCGTGGTGGCGGCGGCGGCGGTGGTGGTCGTGCTGGGGCTACTTATGCTCGTGGAAAGTTACACGGATGGCGTCCAAATAAATATATTTAGGGATGAATGTGAATATATTCTTTGCCGAAACTGTCACAGAGGTGTGCATTTTTGTAGTCCGACCAAGTACATTTAACATGTCCTTGTAAGTCAGAAGGAGTTTTGGAATGTTGGATTACGGGACAATTACGAAGTCGATTGTAGCTGCTGAGCTTTCGGAGAAGCAAAAAGAGTATCGTGAGTATTTTGAAGGCATAATGTCTAAATGGAAGATTGAGAGTCCTGCCGATTTATCGGTTGCGGACAAGAAGAAGTTTTTTGAAGAGGTTGACAAGGGATGGGAAGCTGACGAAGAATCTGATGCGAAGAAAAGCAGTGATAGGATAGCTCAGGAAGATTTGATTGATGAAAAGATGGTTTTGGTAAAGGGTGCTATTGGTGCGTTTGTAGATTACTTGTTTGATATAGATGGTTCTTATGACGTGTTGAAGGCTGTTGCAAAGCGTAATCCTGTTGTGGTATCTGAGGAGGCCACGATGGAGGATATTTTTGCAATGGAAGATGTTATAAACAGTACTATGTTTGTTGTTGTCAAACGTTCTCTTGCAGGAGTCCCGTGGAATAGAGTGAATGTTATCAAAGCAATCAAAGCTTTCACTTACATTTTGACTGGTGACCCGGGTCAAGGCATTGGTGAACTCAGGTTACTTATCAACAAGCCCAAGATTAGCGAATATGATCAGGGATTGCGAGACGATTTGGCATCGGCATTGAAGTTGCGTGTAGTAAAGGGTTTGAGGGCATTGTGAAAAACGAATTTGATGTAACTAAAGAATTGGTAGAGATTGGCAGACTCATAGATTCTGCGCGTTTGATAGAAGTGGTCAGAAGCAGCGTGCATTCTATGTTTCGCAATAGGCGTTTAATGATTATTGGTGGCAAGTTTGCTGAACGACATGCGGCGGGCTCGTCAAAGTATGATGTTGTAATAGTTCATGATGGAAAAAATGCTTTTGAGGTTGTTGCTCGTCGCATTCGTAAAAAGTTGCCAGATGTTGAGATAACTGGTCTTGTGAATAATGTAATTGGAATACGAACGGTCAAGAAAAATGGAGAGAAAATTTGACTGATATAGCTCGAATAGCAACTACGATAGCGGCTGAGCATATTGAGGCTGCCGGTGTGCGCGTTTTTCTCGACATTGGTGAGAAGCTTAGCGACACTGATTTAGATAGGCTTTCCAAGCGTTTGAAGCAAATTGCTGCTCTTGGGAATGATATTGAACGTGCCAAGATTCGATGGTTAGATGAAAGAAAGGCTAATACTGAGTGGGAAAAAGACAGGCGAGCTTTGTTCATAGTTACTGGTTTTTTTGAGGACAAACAAGGCTTTTTGCCCTTGAAGTTACAGACCATTGCAAAGCGTTTAGGTGGAATCAGGCGTAATCCGTTTTCTGGCCCGGTCAATTTGATTTTTGGGTTTGGGCTAAAACCGGAGAAGTGGCTAAAAGGGATAGTTTCTCTTGCTAGAGGTTTTTTGAAGTCAATAAAGCAATGGAAGAAGCGTGGTGTTGATTTGCCGACTAATTTCAATGTTTCAGGATTCAATGTAGTCAATGCTGCTTCTTTGACTGCTGCTCAGTTGAAACCTTTTTTGGACTATGTAAAAAAGGCTGCTAAGTATGTTCCTGCGAATGTTTTGTATGGAGATTTGCGAGTTACGACGAAAAAGGAGTTGCCTAAGCAAGCGAGAACATTGGCTTACTATAACAAGTCTGCGGATACTATGTCATTGATAGTAGATGCCAAGGATGCTCATCCTGTTTATTCGATTGCGCATGAGTTGGGGCATCGTGTAGAGCATAAGTTTTTCAAGAACATGCGTGAAATGGTTGAATTATATCGTGAAGGCGGCGGAAAAGGAATAGAGCAAAATGATGTATTTGAGTTTTCTGATGCTTTGTGGAAAATGAGCAGTTCAGCGCACATGGATGATATAGCGGCAGTGATAAAAGAGCAAGATTCTGAATTGTTTGAGCGCGTGAAGGGCATAGTAAGAGCTATTGCGGCCAAGTATGACGAGATAATGCATACGGTTAGAAAGTTAGGCAAAACTTACGGGGTCAAAATTCCATCAAGCAAGCGTTTACAAGGTACCATTGCGAAGTGGATTTTTAGTTTTTCTGATGGTAAAGACAAGCTGTTTCGTGATTTTACAAGCGCTGGTGTAGACATACGTTCTCACGTCATTGGTTGGCTTTATGAGTTGCAGAAAATACATGATGTCAACCAGTTGGTAGCGGACATTATGAGGTCTACATCATCGGAAAGCGGGGGACTGTTTCCGACTCCGTATAGTCGTACAGACGTAGATGAGTTTTTTGCGGAAAACTATGTGGCTTACAAAATGGGCAAAAAGGTTCATCCCAAAGTAGCTGAACTATTGAAGGGATACTGATAACAAGAGCAAGCAGTATCTAAATTGCTTAGCGGAAGGAGCGTAAAATGAGTGTGAGCAAAACCACGGGTGCACCGTACTATAGTGGCGATTGGACGGCTATCAAGGATATCTGTCGTACGTTCAACATAGGTGAGGGTAAGCTTGCCAAGATTACAGAGCAACTTGTAGAGTTTTATGAGGAGATGGTAGATCGCGAAATTGATGGAATGCTTGAACGCTACTATTACACACCTATTTTGCCTTACAATCAAGTAATGCCAGATGGTTCCACAAAGTCGATTTATCCCGGCAATTTACGGCGTCTTGCTCGTTATTGGTCTGCTGGGTTGCTTTTGTTGAGCGAGTTTCAGGGTCTTGAGCCTAATGTACAAGAGGCTTCTACGAATTACATAGATGAGAGTCGTCGCATGGTATATGATTTAGTTAGATTTATGCGTCGTCTTCCACAGCCAGGCGGAATGTACAAGCATAATCTGAAAACATTAAGCCCCACCTTTGCTCCTGGTCAGAACCCGGAGCCTAACTTCTAAGGGTTGTCGCTAATGGACGTTAAAGGGATAATTAGTCGTGTGGCTTCTGATGTAGTTGTAGAACAATTTTCTGTACCCATGATGGGCAAGTTGAATTGTGCTCAGGATGGAGGAAGCTATGCTATCTTGGAAGTTCCAGAAGAGTTTGTTGAGTCAGTTTACCAAGCTATTTATGAACCTGGAATGGAAAAGCCACCCAATTATGCGCCGCACATATCAGTAATGTCAGATGATGAGTTGGAGAAAGCTGGCAAGATAGAAGAAGATGGTCAGAAGTTTCAGTTTACGGTTGAAGGTATTGATTCAGTTGACCCTGAAGGTTGGGATGAGATGGAGAAGGTATGGTTTGTACGTTGCAAGTCGCCTCAATTGGAGGCGTTGCGTCAAAAATATGACTTGACGCCATTGATGAACGGTGACCATCAGTTTCACATCAGCATAGCTGTAAAGCCTAAAGAAAAGAAAGCATCCTGGGAGCGTATGGCTTGTAGTGTGGAATCGTACTATCGTAGGTCGAGATAGTAGTGGGCGTGAGTTGTAGGATTTGTAGCATGGATGCAATCTCTATAGAAGATCGGTTGGTCATGGGGCGAATAGCTTCAAGATTGGTATTGGCAGTTCCTAATTTAAATGATTCACACTGGATTGCAATCAAGAAGATGTCAGCTAAAGTGTCCCGGTTATTCAAAAAGCTCAATGCTTGTGACAAGATTTCAGAAGACAATCCTGATGGTCGTTTGACATGTTCTGTGAATCTGTTTCGGTCAAACAAGAAATTTTTGACGAATTTAGGTCGATCAGTAAAAGACGAGTGGGGTAAGGTTTCATGGGTTGTTGAATATGAATCGGCATATAGGGAGGTCAAGGAAGCGGGCAAGATGCTTGTAGAAGTGGCTGATAATATTTCAGACCATTATATCAGGAATGTAATTCCTATTATCAAGCAAGCCCCTACGTTGATTGAGAATTATCGGATTTCGGGAATTGATACTCCTGAGCATGAAAAAGCGGCCATCAAGCTAAAGACGGCGGCACATGGGTTTGCGATATCGAGGCATGTTTTAGAGGTATTGCCTCGTATTGTGTGGAACAATGAGGTTGCGATTGTTGACATATATAAGAAAACGGCACCTAGTGAGTTTAGTTATGGCGGATTCAAGATTATCAATCGTTATGGTTTACTCAAGGATGAGATAGGAAGGACTCTCAAGTCAATTGACAATGCGACACAGAAGTTGAAAAGTTCTGGTTTTGGGGCTGCCATATATGGACAATTTGTGATTAGGTCGAATAAAGAGGGCATGAGTAGTGCGTTTGGTAGTGGGCATTTAGCTGGTGGCTATTATAGTCCGAGTGAGGATTTGTTTGTTGGTTTTGCACCGAATGCGCAGGCGAGTGATAGTCTCATTGTTCATGAATTAGGGCATCGGTATTGGTGGAAATTTTTGGACGGTGCTCAACGCAATTATTGGCGAGGCAAGTTTGAGGAGCGGGCAGGTTACACAGAGGAGACGATGCGAGCGGTTTTGGTTTTGACTGTTCAAGAACGCCGAGAGATGTGGAAGATAATCAAGAGAGCGTGGATGGGATGGAAGTTTAGGAAGATTGACGACCGTATTGCTAGAAAATTTGGGGGCGTGGCATTAGACAAGCTTACGAGGTATGTTTTGGATTATTTGCAACCCAAATTGGATTTCAAGGCTTATATGATATCTGGCTTTTTTGCGAAGTGGGCTAAGGTTCTCCTTTGTGATGAGAGGGATTTTGAGCGATTTGGCATTCCAAAGTATGAGGGAAACAAAGGTTACGATGACTGGGATTACGATGAATGGCTGAAAAGCTTGCCAAAAGGATTTATGCCTTTGTCACGAGCGACCATAGGAGGGAAGGAGTGTTTTAGTTTTGAGAGACCTCCTACCAGAAAACAGGCGCAGATGTTTATTGGAAAAGGCGATTATATGCCAGACTGGAACGCGACTCAAATCAAGCTCAGGATAAATGAATATCTCAAGGCGCGTGGCATGTCTCCGGCATCTGTTAGTGAATACGGAACCACTAACACGCAAGAGGATTGGGCTGAGACTTTTACGGCTGTGGTGATGAAAAAAAGAGCCTCGGAAGAAGCTGTGGATAGATTTTGGCGAACTGTCGATAAAAAGTGGTAAAAGTGAAAGGAAAACTATGGACATTAGTTACAATCCGTCTTCTCGGTTTTGTGCGGCTGTTGTTAGGTATAATCTTGGTCGTTTTTTCTGATGAAGAAGAGGAAATGACTGAGAAAGAGGTGAAGCGTGGCTTGATGGGTTGTCTCAAGTTTGGCTTGACAAGTTCGTTGAAGGATATTGTCAATAAAGCTAGAGGTTTGCGTGGCAATAAGATACCGTGGAAGTCTGTTATCAGGCATATATGGGAAGAAATCAAAGAGAAGGTAAGCATACGAAAGGTTGCCAAGGACATTTGGCAGATAGCTCGTAAGAAGGGTTGGAAGTTTGCTGTTGTGGCAATCTTACTTGAGATGTTTGAGGACATTGTATTGCCCGGTCTGGCTATTGTTCTTGGACATCCAGAGTTGGCACCGATGTTTTTGGCGTTACATCTTGAGCCGATTGTATATCCAATAGCTATGTGTATCCTTCAGTGAAAGGAGTGATTGATGAATGGTAGGCGTGTAAGGACAGCTAAACAAATAGATGCTTCTTTGAAGGATGTGTTAAATCGCATCTATCGGCGGATTCGTGATTCTGATTTGGCAAAGACACTTTCTGACAAGGTTGTGCACTATTTCAAGACGAAGAACGACAATTATGATTTGTCTTCACGGCAGACGAGCATGTTATATCGTAATGTGCACGATTATGACGAACAGGTTCCGCTTTCCAAGAAGCGTGACTTAGACATTGATTGGACTGCACATGGTGCGTATCGCAGCGAATTGAGAGATATTTCGCCGCGCAAGGTAAATGATGCTGTTCGCGATAAAGCACGCAAGAGCATTCAAAGGGGCAAATCGATAGACAAGACCATACGATTCCGCAATCCTGATACCGGGACGATAGTAGTAGACTATAAATTGAAAAGAAGTCCTGCTACAGCGGATGTTGTAACTGTTTGGGCGTCTCAGGGACGTAGAATGCGTACAGCATCTAAAGAGTTGAAGGCCGAACTTTTGGATGATATAGGCACATCTGAATTTTAGGAGAAAAAATGAGACATTCAGAGATTTCAGAAAGAATAGTTGCAAGTTTTTCACGTAGTGCGGGTGGCGCTCTTTTCTACGTAAAGAATCCCTTGAAGAATTATCGGAAGTATGTAGAAAAAATGCTTCCTCGTTGGTTTAACAAGTCTGGCCAATATGAAGGTGAGCTTGATAGGGATTATCCTATAAGATGGAAGGGACCACAGATTGACAAGATGTTGGGGTTAGCAATTTCAGACAATTTCACTTTTGTTCAACAGACTTCTGATGGCCAGATTATAAAGGAAGAAGGCAAGATTACTGCCAGAATACAGGGCGGGGGTATTTACATCGCCGTGATGCTGTATTGATTGAGGAGCTTTTAGATAACTACGAAGAGTCGGAACTACTGAAAGTTATGAGCGAATGAGTTGTCAGAGAATAGCAATTCGGATAGCTTCGGATTTCATAGCCAAAGCTCGTCCTTCTACTCTTTTCGAGCAGGCATTTTTTGACATACGCGAGAAAGCAAAGAAGCTCAAGCGTGGTTGGGAAAAGCAGGCTCGCGAGGCTTTGGAGAATCGTTTAGGTTCTGATTTACAGACACGTGGTTTCAGGGTATCTGCATTGCAAGTCAAGTTAGGCAGGTATCGTGGTTCTTCTTTTATAACGTCTGCGAAGTTAGCAGTTGAAGCAAAACCACCTTTCGAGGCCGAAGATGAAAGGGTTATCAAGCTTGAGAAGTATCTCAAGTCTAGGTATAGTCCGAAGTATAAGCTGAAAAGTGTTTCTAACGGAGTTGCCAATTTTAACGTTCGTTAAAAAGGTTTCACAATAATGGATAGCAAGAAAGTAGCCGTCGAGCTTGTCAAGATAGCCAAGTTATTGGTATCTGAAGAAAAAGAGGCTCTTGCTTCCGAGAAATGGGAAGCACCGAAAGGGAATAGAAAAACATGGCGTCTCAAGAAAGACGATGGTTCTTACGAGTATCGTGATTCGCCTCCAGAAGAGGAAAAACCTGCTGAAAACAAAGAGAAGGTCAAAGAGAAGGTCAAAGAGAAGGTTAGGAAAGTTCGCAAGAAAAAGTACAAGGTGAGTAAAAAATCTATTGAGCCTGTCAAAAAAGTCTTAGACAATAACAAAATAGCAGATGATTCGGATGAGTTAGAGGAGCTTGTTGGATTCAAGAAGACTTTGGGGCCAAGAAAAGGTGGTCGAACACCTGAAGAATTGAAGCGAGATTTTATTGCAAACATGGACCCTGCGAGTTATGAAAGTCCTGCTGCATTTGAAGCTGCTCAAGAACGTATCAAGGGGATGCCGGTTGGCGACTTTGATGCGGTTTTGGGTGCGATAGCTGAAGATGAAGAGGAATAGAATTTTTGATATTTGTGAATTCAAAATTGGAGGACAATAGATGAGTTTAGGACGATTTTTTTTGATTCGTTGGATTCGTGTTCTTATGGGTTTAGGGGATAATTCTGTAAAGCCTCCTGACAATTCACAGACTTCTCAAATCAAACGGGCTTTGCTTGTAGGGATCAACAAATATGCCATGCCGGGCAATGATTTAAACGGTTGTGTCAACGATGTAGAAGACGTATACGATTTGCTTACGAAAGAGTATGGCTTTGAGAAAGACAATGTGCGCGTATTGACGGATGAGCGTGCCACGAAGATGGACATTATAGACAGATTGCATTGGCTTGTAGATGAAACACAAGCAGGGGATATTGCTGTTTACTATCATAGCGGACATGGTACAAGAGTACGTGACCGCAACGGGGATGAATTAGATGATTGTTTAGATGAATGTGTTGTGACTCACGATCATGATTGGGACAATCCACTGATAGATGATATTTTGGCTGACATTTTCAAAAAGCTTGTTGATGGGGCATATTTGAATGTAGTCGTAGATACATGTCACAGTGGCACTATTACTCGTAATTTTAGCAATCCAGAAGACGACAAAAACGTTTCTCGCAAGACACGTTTTCTTATGCCTCCGTTTGACATTGCGGCCCGTTCATTTAGTCGCGATTTACCGGTAAGACATTTTGGCGAGAAGTTCAATTTGCCAGGCAATCAGCGGCACGTTTTGCTTTCTGGGTGCAAAGATGACCAGTACAGCGAAGAGTTGTATATTAGTGGCAAGGTTCGTGGTGTATTGACACACAGTATGACATCCTTTTTGCGCTCTGTGTTAGAGCCTGATACAAATTGGAAGATGGTTAGGGCGAATGTGCTGGAGGCTATCAAGAAGGCCGGTCACGAGCAAATACCACAGTTGTCGGGTATGAATGAACTGTTGAAGAAAGAGCCATTTGGAGGGAAAGTCTAATGAAAATATGATAGCCAAAGAATTGATCAAAATAGCCAGACTGCTTTTATCTTCTAATGCTGAGAAGGAAGTAGAGCGTTTGTTGAAAGTCGTTCTCAAACGTTCACCGTTTGCTAATAAAGCTCATGCTGTGGGCGGATATATTCGAGATGAGCTTTTGGATCAATACGAAGCTAAAGATTTGGACATTGTTGTTGAAATGCGTAATGGTGCTGAAAAGCTAACAAAATGGCTACATCAAATGTTTTCTGAGTCAACACACCGTCCACGTCAGTTAGGGTCTGGTTATCCTATTTGGCAGCTTGTTTTCAAGGATACCACAGAGCATAAAGGCGAGTTATACAAGACTGATGGCGCTGCGATAGAATTTGCTGATGCTCAGAAAGAGATGTTCCCGGACCCTACTTCACGCCAGCGAGTAACAGTTCCCGGAACGCTTGAAGAAGATGTTGAGCGCAGAGACTTTACTGTCAACATGCTTATGAAAGATTTGACCACAGGTGAGATAAAGGATTTGACTGGTGTAAGCAAGAGTGATTTGGAGAAGGGCATTTTACGTGGTCATCCCAATGTTTCGTTAGAGAAGACGTTTGCAAATGATCCACTTCGTATGCTTCGTTTGATACGTTTTCAGGCCAAATATGGTTGGGATATACCACTTTCTGTATTGAAAACAGTAAAGAAGATGTCGGACAGGATTTCCATAATATCGGGCGAACGCATACAAGAAGAGCTTGTCAAGATAATGAAGTTAGGTAAGTTATCCAAGGCTGTCAAGCTGATGAAGGTTGTAGGGCTTTTGCGATATGTTTTACCAGAGATAGAAGATTTATCCAAGACAGAGCAAAGTCCAGATCATCATGCTGAGGGTGATGTTTTTCGTCATACCTTGATGGTTCTCAAGAATGCCAAGCCGACCGTGGATGCCCAACTATCAGCTTTATTGCATGACGTAGGCAAGCCTCAAGTTCAAGAGATTTTAGGGGATAAGATACGGTTTATTGGTCATGACGATGTTGGCGGAGAGATTGCGGAAGCCATTATGCGTCGGTTAAAGTTTGATAAAAATGTGATAAAACGTGTTAGGATGATGGTAGAGCAACACATGCGACCTCTTAATTTGGGTGATAAGCCTTCTGGAAAGGCTTTGAGGAAGTTTATACGCAAAGTTGGAGATGGGATGGTAGACGGAATACTTGACCTTGCAGAAGCAGATGCATTGGGTAGTTTACCTCCGAGGAATTACATTCCAGAACTACGTGAACAGATAGAAGAAATCAGACGTGAATCTCCTGTCAGTGTGAAGCCCGTATTGGATGGCAGAGAGATAATGCAATTACTGGGAATCAAGCCTGGGCCGCAGATTGGCCAAATAACTCGGTGGTTACAAGAGAAAGAAGATGAATATGCTTCTCGGGGAATGAAGTTGACGCTCGATGAAGCAAAGACACTTGTTCGTGGAGAGTTTGGCAATAAAAGTAACTTTTCAAGGAGAGAAGAATGAACAGAAAAAGATTGGCTCATGAACTGCTAAAGTTGGCGAAAGATTTACATGGTAGTGTTTCTGATGATCCATCGGAATGGGTTGAGAAATTAGACGAAGCGAAAGTAAGTGTTCTTTTGGCTGCGGTCAATTTGAAGCTTCTTTCTCGACAAGGTATAGGTGTAGAGTTTTCTTCTGGAATATCTAAGGCTGTCAAGTTGTTTGAGCAGGCAGTAGGAATCGTTGAGGGAATTTCTCTCAAGGCTGAAAGAACATCTGCTAAGGCTGAAAGAGCACCTGCCAGGGCTATCAAGTTGAACGCCAAAATGCGTGTTCGTGGATTGAAGCGAGCACTTAAGGATGCAATGGCAAGTGCAAATGTTGTGACATTTGAGTATGAGAAGCAGAATGGTGAGACTCGCACTGTCAATGTTATTCCTACGTCTTTCAAAAAGCTGAAGTTTGGTTCGGGTTTTGAGGGCGATGATGTTGACCGTAAGGGCAAGAGGTCGTTCTATATTGCCAACATTCTCTAATCAGAATAGTGTTTGTGGATGTTTTGATGCAGATTGAAATGGAGGTGACATGTATACGAATCCATCAAATCTCATCAAAACGCTCATGAACATGCTCTATGAAAACATGGATGTCATAAATCCGGTTATTCAGGAGTATATTCCAGGCAGGGTATTGACTATTTTTGAGGGCATGCGTAAGTCATTGCCACGAGAAGCATTTCCTAGTTTGGAGATAGAGCCCCAGAGCGGTTCAAATCAATGGGCCACGACTCGCGCTCAGCGCCCCAGGTATAATTTTCAATGCACTTTGACGGCGATAAATGACAATGAAGATTATGGCGTAGAGTATATTAGCACTATTGCTGTGCGAATAGTTGAACTGATGACTGACCCAACGAATTTGCAAATGCGGGTGTTGAATGAAACGATTTGGGACCCAAATGCTGGTCTTGTGGATACTGTGATAACGGATAGTTTTGTTGAAGATGTGAGTTATAATGCCAGCAAGGATGGAACTGTCCGAACTGCTGAGTGGCCTTGGTTTGCTTTGATACATGAGCCATATCCTGAAAGCAAGTGGAAAGTAAGTGGTCCATGTCACCTATCGATGCCTACTTTGATAAAGCCGGACATCATTACGGTTCCATAATTTTTTTATATTCTCTCTTAGATGGAGGGTTATGTATTGAATGATAAGGAACTACAGTGGTTAAGTTGGTTGATAAAAAATGCCGATTTGATGAAATCATACGGGGAGTCGGTTGTTGCGGG